CTCCTGCTGTTGCTGCTGACCTTAACGAGGCTTCACTAGAAGCTGCTGTTATTCAGATTGCTGGCTGGACTGATGAGCGCGGACTGCTTATTGCAGCTAAACCTACTAAGCTTGTTATCCCACCTGCGTTGCAATTCGTTGCTACTCGCTTGTTGGATACCGATCTTCGTGTTGGTACAGCGGATAACGACATCAATGCCATGAACAACAACGGTACAATTCCGGGTGGTTACACAGTTAACAACTACCTGACTGATACCAATGGTTGGTTCTTGATGACCGATATCCCCAACGGCCTGAAGCACTTCGTCCGCTCGTCTATGAACACTAGCATGGACGCAGACTTCGACACAGGCAACAGCCGCTATAAGGCTCGTGAGCGATACAGCTTCGGCGTATCTGACCCACTGGGCATCTTCGGCTCACCCGGCGCTTAATAAGCAAACGGTGGTAAGATTGGGGGCTTCGGCCCCCTTTCTTTTGCCTTGAATTTAGTGCTACATTGAGGTGTATTACCCCTAGAGACTTAGCCCGCCCTAACCGACGGGCTTTTTTTATTTGTACAGCCTCTAAAGAAGTGTTATATACTGAACATATTCCGGAACTAACCGGTGTATCTGACAGCTTCCGGCTGACGACATGCAGACAGATATACCTCAAATTAACTCGCATGTGAGGAACTACCGATGGGTACTACAACTTTCTCTGGCCCGGTTAAAGCGGGCACTATCTCCAATACTACCGGAACAACTCTCGGTACAGACGTAAAGAACACGGGTCAAGTAACTATGGCTCAGACGTTCTCAACTGGCACTTCGCTTGCGGCTGGAGCTTCTGCTGCAAACGCTACTACTGTAGTTATTCCAGCCAACTCTCAAATTATTGACATCGTATTAGATTGTCCTTCAGCTATGGCGGGTGCTACAGCAGTGCTGAGTATTGGCGATAGTGTTGGCGGCAACGCTACATTTCTCAATACCTTCTCCATTACAGTCGCCTCTGGTGTAGGTCGAAAGTACCCCACCACTGAAGCTGGCGGTGCTCTTGCTTGGGCAGACACTGGAACTGCGGATAAAAAACTGACTTGGACTACCACCGGAGCCACTAGTGGTGGTGAAGTTAGAGCGACTGTTCTGTATCAACAAAACATTAATCTCGCCTAAATTGGGTTATTAACCTTAAAAATAGGAGAGGGAAATGGCTGATACAATATCGACTCAAATAATCCAAGATGGTGGCAAACAGGCGATCATTAAAGTTACTGCGGTTGTAGGTAATACAGACGTAGTAACTAGCACAATGGTTGATGTCTCTAGCTTATCGGTTGATCCGGTTAGCCGTAGGGCTTGTACTGGTGCCGTTCTGGCAAAGCTTACTTATGTCGGTGTTGGTGTAGGGGTCAAACTAGAATGGGATGCGAATGCTAACGTCCTTATCTTTGACCTGCCCGTGAATTGGACAGAGGACTATGATTTCTCTGACTATAGCGGCATACCCAACAACGCTGGAGCTGGTAAAACTGGCGACATCGTAGCTACTACGGTATCTCCATCTGCTGGAGACACCTACACCTTTATATTTACTGTGAATAAGCAATATGGCTAAGCAAGTAGATAAGAAAGCGATGGCTTGTAATAAGCCAAGACGAACTCCGTCCCATGCTAAGAAGTCTCATGTAGTTAAGGCTTGTGAGGGTGGGAAGGAGAAAGTTATCCGCTTTGGTGAACAAGGTGCTAGCACTGCTGGTAAACCCAAGTCCGGCGAGTCTGCTAAGATGAAGGCTAAGCGCAAGTCGTTTAAGTCTCGTCACGGTAAGAACATCGCCAAAGGCAAAATGAGCGCAGCCTACTGGGCTGACAAGGTTAAGTGGTAATGCCTAGCAAAAGCAAAGCCCAACACAAGTTAATGGCAGCAGTAGCAAATAACCCTAAGTTCGCCAAGAAAGCGGGTATCCCGCAAACGGTAGGAGCAGATTACATGAAGGCAGATAAAGTTAAAAAGTACAAGTCTGGCGGTAAGGCTGAGGGCGGGGAAGTTAAAACAAGACAAAAACGTAAGCCCTTAAATAATTTCTTTGGGATGGCATCGCCGAGAAAGAAAAAAACTGCGGCAGAAGCATTAGAAGAGTTAAAAGCCAAACAAGAGGAGCTAGCAACAAGAAACCTAATCCGTGATCAGTTTGGTTCTGAGCTAGACGATCCTAATTTTAGAGTAGAGATTAACGGCAAAGAAGCTACAGGGCTTAAGTCAGGCGGTAAAATCCGTGGCTACGGTATGGCCCGGGGCGGTAAAGTCTGCAAGATGCGCTAAAAGGGTAACGCTATGATGAAGTGTAGAGGTATGGGCAAAATGAAGCCCGTGGCGTTTAAGAAGGGCGGTACGGTCAAAGACGACTGTTACCGCAAGGTGAAGGCATCCTATAAAGTCTTCCCTTCTGCCTATGCCTCCGGCGCTATAGCTAAGTGCCGAAAGAAGAAAGCTAGTGGCCGTTCGTAAAACCGAGAAGGGCAAAGCCCTAAAGCGCTGGTTCAAAGAAGACTGGAAAGACGTCAAAACGGGCAAGGCTTGTGGACGTAAAAAAGGAGACAAACGAGGAACGCCATACTGCCGTCCTACGAAACGAGTCTCTAGCAAAACACCTAAGACATCAGGTGAAATGACAGCGGCAGAAAAGAAGTCCCGTGTAGCGCAGAAGAAACGCCTAGGGCAACCGGCAGGAAAACCTAAGCGTGTAACATCGCTTAAAAGGAAAAAGAAATAATGGCGACATCTGGTACAGCTACATTCAACATGGACTTTACCGAGATTGCGGAAGAAGCGTGGGAACGTGCTGGTAGAGAAATGCGTTCTGGTTACGACCTTCGCACAGCTCGTAGGTCCATGAATCTGTTGACTATTGAGTGGCAGAACCGTGGCATTAATATGTGGACTATCGAGGAAGGTACGAAAAACCTCGTTCAAGGCACCGCCACATACGACCTGCCCGCCGATACAATAGACCTACTAGAGCATGTAGTTCGCACAGGGGACGGTAACATAACCACGCAGTCTGATTTAAATATTACGCGCATCAGTGTTTCTACCTACTCCAGTATCCCTAACAAATTAAGCCAAGGTCGCCCCATACAGATTTATGTAGACCGTGGAGAAGCTAACCCCTCTGTAACTGTGTGGCCTGTACCAAACCAAGGTACCGCACTTGCGCCGTTTTATGTCCTTAAGTACTGGCGGATGCGCCGTATACAGGACGCAGGGACAGGCGTTAATACCGCCGATGTTAGTTTTCGTTTCTTACCGTGCCTCGTTGCAGGACTTGCGTATTATATAGCTCAAAAAGACCCTGAACTGATGCCTAGAATACCTATGCTACAGGGGGAGTATGAACGTCAATTTGAGCTAGCCGCAGGAGAAGACAGAGAGAAAGCCACGCTTAGCTTGGTGCCGCGTATACATGGCGTGAGGTAAGCATGAGTTATAAGTATGCGTCTGGACAAAAAGCAATTGCAATATGCGATGTATGCGGTTTTCAGTACAGACTACCGCAACTTAAAGAATTAATTGTTAAAGGGAACAAGACTAATATTAGGGCGTGCCCTGAGTGCTGGAACCCAGACCAGCCGCAGCTTATGCTAGGTACGTTCCCAGTGGAAGACCCCCAAGCTATACGTAACCCACGGTCAGACTCTGCGGAGTTAGTAGCAAGTAGGGATATTCAGTGGGGTTGGGACCCGGTGGGGCTAAGCAACCCCTTTGGAATTACACCAGACGATTTGGAAGCCGTAGGTGTTGTAGGGCAAGTTACAGTAACCACAAGCTAGGAGACAAAAATGAAAATGAAGTCAAGATCAAACGTAAAAGTACCCAAGGTCATCGAGTTCCCGAACGAGCCTACAATGTACAAAGTAGATACTTGTAACCAACCGCCTAAAGATATGAAGACTAGCGGTATTAAAGTTCGCGGCACAGGTGCTGCTACTAAAGGGCTTCTTGCTCGCGGACCAATGGCCTAAGAGGGTTAGCTGGTGAACTACACCGAGCTTAAAGCGAACATTCAAGACATTTGTGAGCAGACGTTTACGGACGCGCAGCTTGCTATGTTTACTGAACAGGCAGAACAGGGCATATATAACACTGTTCAGATTCCTGCGCTGCGTCGAAACCAAACAGGTTTTTTGTCGAATGCTGATCCGTATTTAATATATCCCGTAGACTTCTTATACACGTTTTCTTTGGCGGTTATAGATGCTGCGGGTAATTACACGTACTTGCTAAATAAGGATGTTAACTTTATTCGTGAGGCGTACCCCGGACCAACAAGTACGGGCGCTCCTGTACACTACGGGGTCTTTGACGATACAGCGTTTATTATAGGCCCAACACCTGATGCTGCCTATGAAGTAGAATTGCATTACGGCTACTACCCTCAGACTATTGTAACTGCGGGTACTACGTGGCTTGGCGATGAGTTTGACTCTGCATTGCTTAACGGCGCACTTGTTCAGGCAATACGATTTATTAAGGGTGACCCAGATATGGTAGCCTTGTACCAAAAGATGTACGTAGACGCTATGGCGTTATTGAAAAACTTAGGCGACGGGAAGATGCGAGAAGATATGTATCGCTCTGGTCAACTTAGAATAGAACCGCGTTAATTTAAAGAGGAAACACAAATGGCTATTTCACAAGCTATGGCTACATCATTCAAAGTTCAAATTCTCGGTGGGGATTTTGATTTTAGTTCAGGTACATCACAAGCATTTAAAATTGCCTTGTACACTAACGCAGCTACATTAGGGGCAACTACAACTGCGTATAGTACTGCCAATGAAGTTGCGGGCACTAACTACGTGGCAGGTGGTAATACTTTGGTTATCCAACAAGTTCCTACGTCTAGCGGAACTACAGCGTTCCTAGACTTTGTAGACACTACATGGGCTTCAGCTACTATTACGGCTCGTGGCGCTTTGATCTACTTATCAAACGGCGGCACTAACCCTGCTGTTGCAGTTTTGGACTTCGGTTCGGATAAGACCTCTACTGCGGGTGACTTTACTATTGTCTTCCCTGCTTCTGACGCTAGTAACGCTATTATTCGTATAGCGTAGGTTACGTAGATGGCTGACGTTATCGTCCCACTCTCAGGGTGGGGTTACAGCACTTGGGGGACGGATTCGTGGGGCGAAGGTAATGCCCTGCCGTTTGCAACAGGTGAGGTAGGTTCGGTAACTGTTGAAGCGGGGAGTGGAGTAGCGGTAACGCTTACCGGAGTGGTAGGCACCACGGTTGTTGGCAACACGGTCGTTACAGCAGATGCCGATAGTATTTCTGTCCTAGGAAACGCCGCTACGGGAGAGATCGGTAATCCTACAGTTACTGGTGTTGCTACGTTTTCGGTTACGGGGGTTGAAGCAACTGCAACATTGGGGAACGTCGTTGCAAAAGCGGATGTTCTTGCTAATGTTACAGGCTTGGTAGGCACTACTGCTTTAGGTTCCGCTAATGTTCAACAAGGTGCTGGCACTGACCCAGTAGGAGTTGTAGGCACTACAGTTTTAGGTGTGGTAAGTGTTACAGCCGACGCTATAATCCCTGAAACCGGGCTACAAGCAACTTCGGCGTTAGGTAATGTTACTGTAGAGTTACTTCAAGCCGTTAATGTAGCTAGCGTTACCGGCACGTTAATATTGGGGCAAACTTCTGAAAACGGTAAAGGTAAGGTCTATGTTACAGGCGTACAAGGTACGATAGAGCTTGGAACAGTTCTTGTGTGGAGTGAAATAGTTCCAAGCGGAAACCCATATTGGACGGAGGTAATAGCGGCATGATAAAAACCAACGAAGCAAAAGAAATGGATAATGTAATACACCCTAGGCACACAATTGAAATTGTATGTGGGCACTGTGGCTACGACTTAGACGAGAGCGAGCTTAAAGCTAATACTTGTTCAGATTGTGGCGAACCTTTAAACTTAAGGCAGCACACAACAATTTACGCTACTACAATACCCGCTGCCTCTGGCAGTACCTTAGTATAAGTACTGGAGAAACCAAATGGCAACTTTTGTAAATAACTTACGGCTCAAAGAAATTACCACAGGTGATGAGGACGGTACATGGGGAACCAGTACTAACACTAACCTAGAGCTAGTCACGGACGGTTTTAGCTACGGCACTAAGCAGATGGCTGCGGATGCTGACGAAACCTTCACGATGCCTGACGCTACGGCAGATGCCACTCGTGGGTTCTACTTAAGAATTACTTCAGCAGCGTCCCTAACGACGACTCGTGTAGTTACTCTTGGGCCTAACACTATATCCAAGGTGTGGGTCATTGAGAACGCTACGACAGGTACCCAGATTATCACAATCAAACAAGGGGCTGGAGCTACAATTAATATTGCCAAAGGCTCTAAAGCCATGATCGTCACAGACGGCTTAGGAGCGGGAGCGGCGGTGTTTGACGCTAACACGGGAGGATCGGTTACTAGTGTAAGTGGTACAGGCACAGTTAACGGCATTACTCTTACTGGCACAATCACTAGCTCTGGCAGCCTCACACTTGGCGGCGCACTTACTAACGTCGATCTAACCTCTCAGGTTACAGGCACGCTGCCTATTGGCAACGGCGGTACTGGGCTTAATGCTTTGGGGACAGGAATCCAAGCTTTTTTAGCCACCCCTTCTAGTGCGGACTTGGCTGCGGCGATAACCGACGAAACAGGTACGGGTTCTGCCGTTTTTAACACGTCTCCGGCTATTACAACACCTAAAGTTACAACAGGGCTTCAAAACTCTGCGGGCAACTTGGTTATCCCGTTTGACTCTAATCAATATTTTTCAGGCGCGTTTTCGGACCAAGTAACCGCTCTTGGTAACACAGGCACTGCTAAAACTATTAATTGTAACGATGGCAATCTATTTACGGCAACATTGACGGGTAATGCCACGCTCACATTGGCCGTGCCTAATAGCACAGCAAGTCGTGCAACTTCATTTACCTTGGTGCTTACTAATGATGCAACCGCTTCTCGGACAGTTGCTCTTGCGGGCGGCGCGTTTAGATACCCCGGGGGTTCAATTAGCCGCACTACTGGCGCTAACGCTACAGACATCTGGTTCTTTTTCTCTCCAGACGGCGGAACAACTTGGTATGTTAGTATACCAATGACAAATTTATCTTAATTTAAGACAGCCTAGGAGGCTACTAACATGGCACTTTCACCAGAAATGCAAGCAACGGTAGAACAGCAGAATGCAACAGAAGACAATCGAGCGGCTAATCAAGCTGCGCAAGAAGCCCAACGTGCAAAGTTAGAAACTTTGCGAATGGCAAAAGAAATATTGGTTGAGAATCGTCGAACTCAAGCAGCGGCTGAAGCCACAGATATTACGGCAAGCGCATTAACTGCTTTAGCTACAGACTTAAATACGTTCGTAAATAGCTAAATGGAAGCCTACTCTTACTTCTCGTCTCTAATTTACCGCGAAGAACGGCCAGAATGGGTAGGGGAGACGCTAAAGCATACTCAGAAGTACTATGGGGAAACTAGAGCTTGGCTTCCAGATGGTTCGTTGATAAAACAAACCGGACCTATGGGAAAAGACTCTGACCTTACTTATCTATCGTCCTACTTTCGAGATAAAGGCGTTAGTATTTTAAAGGATCAGGGTTATTTAACAGATGAATATGAGTTTTACTTGTCTGGAATGTGGGGCCAAGAGTTCGAGTGTAATGGCAGTAATATCATGCACGTTCATGGGGATAGCCAAATATCAGGGTTTTATTTTTTAGAAGTGCCAGAAGGCGGCTCGTACCCTATTTTTGATGACCCACGATCTGGGAAAAGAATGACAGACTTGGAGGCTGCTCCAAGTGATGAGCTAACAATGGCCTCGCCATATATACACTTTAACAATGTACAAGCGGGGACTATGATTCTTTTTAACTCGTGGCTGCCGCACATGATTACATCAAATCAATCGAATGAGCCAACAAAATTTGTGCATTTTATTTTATCGCAAAGGAAAAGGTTTAGTTAATGCAGCACTTGCTGACCCCGTACTCCAAGGGCATAGAACCGTTTGCGTGGTGGGATGACGGTTTTACAGATGAGCAGCTTGATTGGCTCCAACAGAAAGCTAGAGAGGCTACGCAAGAAGCTCAAGTTGGCGGGGGGAATGGCGGGGAAGTTAACGACAAGGTAAGGCGGTCGGAACTTAACTGGTTACACAAAGACCCCGAATGCGCATGGGTTTTTGAGCAGTTAGCTCATGTGGCAGCAAGTTTAAACGCCGCCCATTTTGGGTTTGATCTAACCGGGTTTGGTGAGGCGTTGCAGTTAACAAACTACCACGAGGCTAG